GACTGAGGATGCGAACGGCGTTATGGTGGAGGATTCCACGGTGGAGCCTGAGCATTTTGCGCTGCTCTTCGAGTTTTCCGGGGACAAGAAAAAGATCAGGCACTGCATGTATTACTGTACCGCGGCAAGGCCTACGATCGAGGGCAAGACTAATGAGGATTCCAAGGAAGTCCAGACGGAGAAGCTGGAGATCACGGCGACTCCGCTTCCGAACGGGCTTGTAAAGGTGAAGACCGGCGCGAATACTTCCGACGCGGTTTACAACGGATGGTATTCCAATGTCTATCAGACGGAGAGCGCTCAGGTGTCGGCGGTTCTTACAGGTATCACGATCGGAAGCCTTCAGCTTACGCCTGCTTTTGATGCCGGTACCACTTCTTACACGGCTGAAACCGTGAATGATGAGGATGCGGTATCTGCGACGGCGGCAAGCGGAACGGCGGTTACGATTCTGGTAAATGGTGTTGCTCATACCAGCGACGATGATGCGACATGGGAGAGTGGAACCAATACCGTGACGGTGATCGCGAGCAAGACCGGAGCAGTAAGTACGGCATATACCGTAACGGTAACGAAGAACGGACAGGGTTGATAAGTGTTTAGGGCAGGGCTTCGGCTCTGCCCTTTATCGTGATTGGAGGATTATATTATGGCACTTACAAAGACAGTGAATATTGATGGCAATGATGTGACTTTCAGGGCATCAGCGGCCATTCCGAGAATATACAGGAACAAGTTCCACAGGGATATCTATAAGGATCTTCATGACCTTCAGAAAAGCATTGACGAGAATGATCCGGAAAATTCCGCGCTGGATTCCTTTTCGCTGGAGCTGTTCGAGGATATCAGCTATATCATGGCGAAACACGCGGATCCGCAAAATGTTCCGGATACGCCGGATGAATGGCTTGACCAGTTCGGGACTTTTTCCATTTACCAGGTGCTTCCTGAGATCATCGAGCTTTGGGGCTTGAATGTGCAGACGCAGGTGGAGAGTAAAAAAAACTTCGAGCGACTGACCGGGAAATGACAACGCCTCTTTTGTTGCTGAGGTGTGTGCAGTTGGGAATCCATATCAGCGAATTGGAACTGTTGACGATCGGAACCGTGCTTGATATGTACACGGAACTTCAGAGGGATGACGAGCCTCATGATCAGATCGCAAGCCAGGATGATATGGATCGATTCTAATGGGAAGGAGGTTGAGACATGGCTGGCAGAATCCAGGGTATCACCGTTGAGATCGGCGGCGATACCACCAAACTACAAACTGCCTTAAAGGGCGTAAATACAGAGATCAGGAATACGCAGAGCCAGCTGAAAGATGTCGATAAGCTCCTGAAACTGGATCCGGGGAATACGGAATTGCTTGCTCAGAAGCACAGGCTCCTGGGCGATGCCGTCAAGGAAACAAAGGAAAAGCTGGAAACCTTGAAAACGGCGGCTGAGCAGGCGGATGAAGCGTTAAAGAACGGCACGATCACGCAGGAACAGTATGACGGCCTACAGAGGGAAATTGCTGAGACCGAGGCAAAGCTGAAGTCTCTTGAAGAACAGGCAAATCAGTCTGCAACGGCTCTTCAGAGTATCGCCGCGAAGGGTGAGAAGCTTAAGACGGTCGGTGACAATATCAGCAATGTCGGTACAAAGCTTCTTCCTGTTACCGGTGCTGTTGTGGGACTTGGAACTGCCGCTGTGAAGGTGGCGGCTGATTTCGATACGGCGATGAGCAAGGTATCGGCGGTGTCCGGCGCGACCGGCTCTGATCTGGAAGCACTCAGGGATAAAGCCCGTGAGATGGGTGCGAAGACGAAGTTCTCCGCATCCGAGGCGGCGGAAGCCATGAACTATATGGCGATGGCTGGCTGGAAGACTGAGGATATGCTTTCCGGTATCGAGGGCGTGATGAATCTTGCGGCAGCATCCGGTGAGGATCTGGCGACCACTTCCGATATCGTGACGGATGCTCTCACGGCTTTTGGTCTGACTGCGGCTGATTCCGGGCATTTTGCGGATATCCTTGCGGCGGCTTCCAGTAATGCGAATACGAATGTCTCCATGATGGGTGAGACCTTCAAGTATTGCGCTCCTATTGCCGGTGCTTTGGGATTCTCCGCGGAGGATACGGCGGAAGCGATAGGCTTGATGGCCAATGCAGGTATCAAGGGTTCACAGGCCGGTACCGCTTTAAGGACGATCATGAATAACCTGTCCGGGGATGTGACGATCTGCGGATCTTCTATCGGAGAGGTTACGGTTGCGACTACGAACGCTGACGGTTCCATGAGGGATCTTTCGGATATTTTGGCTGACTGCAGAACCGCGTTTTCAGGATTATCAGAATCTGAGAAGGCAGCTGCAGCGGAAAGCCTTGTTGGAAAGAATGCGATGTCAGGCTTCCTGGCTCTGATGAATGCCGGGGAAGGCGACATTGAGAAGCTGTCATCTGCGATTGATAACTGTGACGGCTGTGCTGCCGGGATGGCTGAGACCATGCAGGATAACCTTGCCGGTCAGCTTCAGATATTGAAGTCACAGCTGGAAGAACTGGCTATCTCTTTCGGTGAACTGCTTATGCCCGCGATCAGGACGATCGTGGGATGGATCCAGAAGTTCGTGGACTGGCTCAATTCGATGGACGAAGGCACAAGGAAGGTCATTGTCACGGTTGCTTTGGTGGCGGCTGCTATCGGTCCGGTGCTGATCATAGTCGGAAAAGTCATTTCTGCTATCGGTACGATCATGACGATCATCCCGAAATTGGCGGGTGTGATCAATGCGGCGAAGGGTGTATTTGCGGCTTTCAATGCGGTGTGTGCGGCGAATCCGTATGTGCTGATCATAGCGGCGATCGTGGCTTTGGTGGCGGCGTTCATTTATCTCTGGAATAACTGCGAAGAGTTCCGTCAGTTCTGGATTGATTTGTGGGAGAGTATCAAAGAGATTGCCGTTGCCGTATGGGAGGCTCTGAAAGAGTTCTTCACGGCGGCGTGGGAAGCGATAAAGAACACGGCTGTTACGGTCTGGAATGCGATCAAGGATTTCTTTACCGGGCTTTGGAATGGTATCAAGAATATCTTCACGACTGTGGTAAATGCGATCAGCACGTTCCTGACGAATGCCTGGAATGCGATTAAGAATACCGTGACGACGGTGTGGAACGCGATAAAAACCTTCTTCACGACTATCTGGGAAGGTATCAAGAATGTGTTCACAACGGCGGTCAATGCGGTTTCGACATTCCTGACGAATGCGTGGAACGGCATTAAGAATACCGCGACTACGATCTGGAATGCCATATCCGGATTCTTTACGACTTGCTGGAATGGGATCAAGCCAGGGGTTACAAATGCCGTAAATGCGATCAAGAATACGGTGACGACAGCCTGGAATAATATCAAGAATACCGTGACTTCTATCGGAAATGCCATAAAGAACGCGGTTACGACCATGTGGAATAATGTGACTTCCGCCGTGAAGAATGCGATGTCCAATGTGTTCAATGCGGTAAAGAGCGGATTTGCCAGTGTGAAGGAACATATCACTGGTCTGGCTTCCCAGGCGTTCAACTGGGGCAAGGATCTGATCATGGGTATCGTGAACGGTATCAAGTCCGTGATCAGCAAGGTCGGTGAGGCGGCAAGCAGCGTGGCGTCGAAGATCAGGGAGTTCCTGCATTTCTCCGTGCCGGATACGGGTCCTTTGACGGATTATGAAAGCTGGATGCCGGACTTTATCGGCGGACTGGCGAAGGGCATTGAGAAGAGCCGGGGAATGATCGAACAGGCGATGCAGGGTGTGACTTCTGATATGGTCATCAATCCGAGAGTAATGGCGGCTTCCGGCGGTTATTCCGGAGCTGGTGTTTCGGGCGGTGATCTGATCTCCGGCATCAATACGGCGCTGAATACGGCTCTTGCCGGTGGAGGCGCTGCCGGGGATATCGTGATCCCTGTTTATATCGGCGGTGACATGATCGATGAGATTGTTGTCACGGCTCAGCAGAGAATGAATCTAAGAAGTGGAGGCAGGTAAGATGGCTCATATGCAGTATCTTGTTTTTAACAATGAGAACATCCCGAAGCCTGCCTCTTATTCTGTGAGTTTATCGGATATAGAGGCGGACAGCGGCGGTGTGACAGAGGCAGGTACCACGCAGAGGGATGTTGTCCGGGAAGGCGTGGTGCAGATCGGGGTCACTTTCAGGGTATCGAAGAAGTGGCTGAATAAGTTTTCGGCGTATAAGAAACTGGCAAGTATCACGGTAGGATATCTGGATATGGAGACCATGAATACCGTGGATACGCAGATGTACATTGACGGGTATCAGGTGAAGCTGGTTTCCGATACGTCGTATGGTTCACTTTGGGAGGTTTCCTTCACATTGAAAGAGTTTTAAGGAGGGCGGCTATGTATCCAGTGAGCAGCGCCTTCCTGAATGCGGTGAAGGCGAACAACAGAAAATACTACTGGACCGGTAAGATCACGACGACTGCCGGGACGGTTTATAACTTCGACCAGGAAGATATGGTCAAGGGAAGCGGATATATCACAAGCCAGTGCTGCGGAAGTACGGAGATCGAGCTTGGTACGGTGTACGCCGCTGAGATGGGGATTTCGCTTTTCTCCGAGATCAACAGGTACACGCTGGAAGATGCCAAGGTGGAACTGTTCTATCACCTTCAGGTGGCGGGCGGCTCTTATGAGACGATCCCGATGGGGATATTTGAAGTATCCGAGGCGAACAGGAAAGCGAAGTGCCTGGAGATCAAGGCGTATGACTATATGGTGCGGTTCGAGAAGGCTTTCACTTCCCTGGAAGCTATCGGCAACGCCTATGATTTCATGGTGCTGTGTTCTACGGCCTGTGATGTGGTTCTGGCTCAGAGCAGAGCGACGATCGAGGCGATGCCGAACGGATCAGAAAATCTTTCCATATACTCTGACAATGACATTGAGACCTACAGGGATATCCTGTTTTATGTCGGTCAGGTGCTGGGCGGGTTCTTTGTGATCAACCGTGCCGGGGAACTGGAACTGAGGAAGTACGGGAATCAGCCGGTGCTTGTGGTGGAGCGGAAGCACAGGTTCACTTCCAGCTTTTCGGATTTTATTACAAGGTACACGGCGGTCAGTTCCACAAACTTAAGGACGCAGATCGCGGAGTATTACGCATTGGATCCGGATGATGGGCTGACAATGAATCTGGGCGTGAATCCGCTTCTGCAGTTTGGTCTGGAAGAGACAAGGCGGCAGCTTTGCGAGAATATCCTTAATGACCTGTCCGTGGTGAATTATGTGCCGTTTGATTCTGACACGATTGGGAATCCGGCGCTAGATGTTGGTGACATTCTTTCCTTTACCGGCGGGCAGGCTGACGCAACGAAGATTGCCTGTATTACGTCTAACGGTATCAAGATCGGCGGCAGACAGACGATCAAGTGCGTGGGAAAGAATCCGAAGCTGTCACAGGCAAAGAGCAAGAATGACAAGAATATCTCCGGGCTTCTTGCTCAGATCGAGGCGGGAAAGATTGGTATCCATACTTTCACAAATGCTTCCGCATTTACCGTGGGAAATGTGGACACAAAGATCATTTCCATCGAGTTTGCTACAACGGAAGCGAATCACGCTCAGTTTTTCGGGCAGGTAATTGTGGATGTGACGGCTCTGCAAGTGACTAAGAGTGCAACGGCTTCCGGGGATGTGGTGATCCCGTCGGTTGCGGTGGATGAGCCGGAGCCGCTGGATCCTGATAATCCGGAAGTGATCGGAAATACGGAAGAACAGACGGTAACGGTATCCCTTCCGGTGAGCTGGACGGAGGACGGTCACGCGGATGTGATCTTTTCCTTTGAGTTCAATAACCAGATGATCCCGGTTCATTATCCGCAGGAAAACTGGCACTCAGGGCGGCATACGATCCTTCTGTATTATCCGATTGAGGATGTGATTCCGAATTTCACGAACATCTTCAATGTCTATATGAGGTGTGAAGGCGGCACGGCGGAGGTGGATACCGGGATGTGTATTGCTTCCATTTCCGGTCAGAGCATGGGCGCTTCTGCGGCATGGGACGGCAGGATCGATGTTGAGGAATATATTGACCTGTTCAGGATCGGCAACGGTTCGCAGACAGACAGGCTGCAGGTGAAGGCATTTATCGAGAGCGATATCTGGGAGATCAAGGAGACCGTGAAGCGGTTCTATTCCGATGTGAAATCAGGAAGGACGGCTGTCGGCGGATTCGCTATGCCGGTGGATGTGCCGGGAAGCAATAGTTAGGAGGCTTTTATGAAGAGATATACAGGAAATCTGGTCTTGGAACTGGAAGATGTGAATACGGGTGTTGTGGAGACGGTATCGGAGACCAATATGGTTACCAATGCCGTCAACGACATTCTGGGAGTAAATCCTATGGGTGTCATGTATAAGGCGGGCGGTCAGTACGATGATTCCCTGACATGGAATGATGAACTGCTTCCGATCTGTCCGAATATGATCGGAGGCATCCTTCTCTTTCCGAGTTCCATTACGGAGCAGGCGGATAATCTTTATCTGCCTTCAACGAATCTGCCGGTGGCGTATGCCAGCAATGATGTCAATGCCACGGCGAATACGAAGAGGGGCAGCATGAACCTTACGGAGAGCATGAAGCTGTCGAATGGGTATAAATTCGTTTGGGAGTTCACGCCTTCGCAGGGAAACGGCACGATCGCGGCGGTCGGTCTGACTTCCAAGCATGGCGGGGCGAATGCCTATGGGTCTGAGGTGGCTGTGGACAGTACGCTTCTTCAGATCAAGAAGGTCAGCCTGGACGATGAGGATGGATTTATCAATGATCTGTATCGGTGTGTGACCGTGGATTTTGCGAATGCGAAGCTGTATTCCCTGTCTTATGCGAGCAATACCGTCACAATCAAGAAGTACAGGATTCCGGTGTTTGATATCGGGCTGAATGAGAAGCTGGATGACAGCACGCTTACTTTGGAGGATACGACGGTTCTGCAGTGTTCGACCTTCCGTTTCTACGGAAGTTACACGCCGTATGGAATCTTCATGGATGGCGGCGATGGGTACTGGTATGGTTTTTCCAATCAGGGCAATTCATCCGGCAGCGCTACGGTATTGTGGATCAAGATCAAGCAGAGCGATTACACATTCACGGAAGGAAGCTGGACGCTTTCCAATGCCACGCTGATGATAATGGGAAGCTTCAAGGAAGGTTCGAGTTATCCTTCCGGGAACAGAAGTGCGGTGGTGAGAAACGGATATCTGTACGCGCCGTCTTATGACAAGACCGGTGTTTATAAGATCAATATTACCAACAGCACGGATGTTACGCTGATTTCCCTGGGCTTTACTTCCGCGATGAGATGTCTTGGAGAGACAGGAAGCTGCGATTGCTGCATGGCGCTCATTAATGACATCATCGTTGCTTATGATTTTGAAATCGATGTTAGTGACAACGTGCTTGCGACTTATGCAGGAACGAGGTGCGGCAATGTTTCCACGCCGTTCTTCCGGTATAAGGAATATGTTTTCGCCTGGGGCGGCGCTTATCTAAATCAGTACAGGTACACATGGATCCTTACGCCGTATCTGGCTACGATCTGCAATTTGTCGCAGGCGGTGGTGAAGAATGCGGATAAGACCATGAAGATCACCTATACGCTGACGGAGCAGACGGTATAAGGCTTCGGGCAACTGAATAATGGTTTCTAAGGGATGGCTTCGGCTGTCCCTTTTATTTTGCAATGAAGAATGGAGGGATTTGCGATGAAAGAGTTTTGGAATGTGATCCAGGGAATCTTTGCGGTGATCGGCGGATGGCTTGGTTATTTCCTTGGGGGATGTGACGGGCTTTTGTACGCGCTTCTGGCGTTCGTGGTTCTGGACTACATCACCGGAATCATGTGCGCGGTGGCGGACAAGAAACTTTCGTCTGCCGTGGGCTTTAAAGGAATCTGCCGGAAGGTGCTGATCTTTGCGCTGGTGGGGATCGGGCATATTTTGGACACTCAGATTTTCGGTGAGGCTGGCGTGCTGAGAACGGCGATCATTTTCTTCTATCTGAGCAATGAAGGATTGTCGCTGGTGGAGAACGCCGCTTATCTGGGTTTGCCGATTCCTGTGAAGCTCAGGAAGGTGCTGGAACAGCTACATGACAGGAGCGAGAAGGAAGATGACGGCAAGGAAGCTGTCGAAGAGAAAAAGGAAGGTGACGAGTAATGGGATATACCAATAGTCCGATGGTAGTTTATACGAAGCTGAGTCCGAACCATTCCGGGCAGAGGACGATGGCGATTGACAGGATCACGCCTCATTGTGTGGTCGGTCAGTGCACGGCGGAAGGTCTGGGCGACTGGTTTTATAAGAGCAGCACACAGGCATCCAGCAATTACGGCATCGACAAGGACGGGCGTGTCGGAATGTATGTGGAAGAAAAGAACCGTTCGTGGTGTTCTTCTTCAAGCGCCAATGATCAGAGGGCGATCACGATTGAGTGCGCGTCTGATACCACGGAGCCATACGCTTTCAGGGATGTGGTGTATCAGACTCTGATCAAGCTCTGCATCGATATCTGCAAAAGGAATGGAAAGAATAAGCTGATTTGGTTCGGAGATAAGGACAAGACGCTGAACTATTCTCCGAAGAGCGGGGAGATGATCCTGACGGTTCACAGGTGGTTTGCGAATAAAAGCTGTCCGGGCAACTGGATGTATGCGAGGATGGGTGATCTGGCTGAGAAGGTGACGGCAGCGCTGCAGGGATCGGATTCAGGTTCCGGTTCAAAGGGTACGCAGGCGGCTGTGCTGAAGGATCTGTCCGAGGCGGATGCGATCAAGAAGGTCGGTGCTCTTTTTACGGCTGATATGAAGAAGAGCGACATCCTGGCATCGGTATCGCTGGCTCAGTTCATTCTGGAATCGGGATACGGCAAGAGTGAGCTTGCGCAGAATGCCAACAATATCTTTGGGATGAAGTGCAGCCTGTCCGGAAATACATGGAGCGGTTCCGCATGGGATGGCAAGAGCAAGTACACGAAGAAAACGCAGGAACAGCACACGGACGGAAGCTATGAGACGATCACGGCTGATTTCCGCAAGTATCCCTGCATTGAGGATTCTATCGCCGATCATTCTGCTTATCTGCTTGGAGCGAAGAACGGCAGCAAGCTCAGGTATGATGGGTTGAAGGGATGCACGGATTATAAGAAGGCGGTTCAGATTATCAAGGATGGCGGATATGCGACAAGCCTGACTTATGTGGAGAAACTTTGCTCCATCATCGAGAAGTGGAACTTGACTCAGTATGACGTTAAGGATTCCGGCGGCGGTGAAGTGATCCGGTGGTACCGTGTCCGCAAGAGCTGGGCTGACAGCAAGAGCCAGAAGGGTGCTTTTAAGATTCTGGATAATGCGAAGAAATGCGCGGATCAGAATCCGGGATATAAAGTGTTCGATGCGGACGGCAATGTGGTGTATGAGCCGAAGTCGGCGGAGCCAGCGAAGAAGGTGTCGTTTCTGGTGAAGGTCAGTCTCTCTGATCTGAATATCAGGAAGGGTCCGGGGACGGATTATGACAGAGTGCAGTTTATTCCGATTGGTGTTTATACCATTGTGGAAGTGAAGTCTGGGAAGGGCGCTTCCGCATGGGGAAGGCTGAAAAGCGGGATCGGATGGATCTCGTTGGATCATGTGAAGAGAGTTTAAGAATGACGGCTGGTGGAGATTGATTTCTCTGCTGGCCGTCTTTTTTTGCTTAAAAATCGGAATCGGGTCGTTTTGGGAACTTATGCCTTCCAAAGAGATGAAGGAGGTTCCGAACAATGTTTATCCTGGAGTATAAGGATGGAGTTAAACCTGCAGAGCTTAGTCCGAAGGCAAAGGCCAATATGGAACGCTGCGCGAATTTTCTGGTGAAGATGATTGAAAAGTACGGAAAAGAAGTTCTGGAAGAGATAGAGGCTGAGGAACGTGCGGCAGTGGAGAAGCAGGAACAGGAATCGTCGGACACAGATCTGTGATCCGGCGATTTTTGGGTGGTGAAAAAACTTCAGAAGGGGCGCTGACAAACCTGTCAAAGCCCGACATAATGAAGTTCCGAGGTACTGTGTGACGATGAGCAACCGAAGGGAGGGATACGGTGAGAAAGAAGAAATGCTATATCTACACGCGAGTCTCTACGGCAGCTCAGACGGAAGGGTACAGCCTGGAGGCACAACAGGAACGCCTCCGCGAGTATGCGGATTATAAGAACCTTGAAATAGCCGGAGAATACTGTGATGCAGGAAAATCCGGCAAGAGCATAGTCGGAAGACCGGCATTCCTGCAGATGCTGGACGATATATCCAGCGAGAAGGACAATATCTCTTTTGTGCTGGTATTCAAGTTGTCCAGGTTCGGACGGAATGCGGCGGACATACTGAAGTCTCTGCAGTTGCTGGAAGATTATGAGGTGGATCTGATCTGTGTGGAAGACGCCATTGACAGTTCTACACCGGGCGGAAAGCTGACGCTGACAATTCTGTCTGCCGTGGCAGAGATTGAGCGTGAGAACATCAATGTTCAGTTCATGGCTGGAAAAATGCAGAAGATTCTTAACGGTGGATGGCCGGGAGGACCTGCTCCCTATGGATACCGCAGTGTAAATAAGGAACTGGTAGTAGAACCGGAAGAGGCGGAGATTGTGAAGTTGATCTTTGACAGGTATATACAGGATGACGGAACACTGAACGGAGTTGCGATCTGGCTGAACAACAACGGATACAGCCGAATCAGCAAAGGCGAAGTAAAGCCGTTCACATATGACTTCATCGTGAATGTCCTTGATAATCCGACTTATCACGGAAAGATCAATTACTTCCGCAGGACAAATATCAAGGGCATAAGGAAAAATCCGAAAGATGCGGTTGAGGTTGACGGGATCCATGAGGTAATCATAGATGAAAATCTGTGGCAGCAGGCACGGGAAAAGCGGGAGGCTTCTTCCGGGAGACAGGAAAAGGTGGATGAACCTGATCGCATGAGCCTACTGTCCGGTCTGATCAAATGCCCCGCCTGCGGGAACGGTCTTATCGCTACGAAGAGCAAGCACGTTAACAGGAACCGTGGCGGTCATTATAAGACCATTCATTATTATTCCTGCCGATACTACAGGAAATCAGCCGGAAGAACCTGCGAGTTCAAACATACTTATAATCAGGCGAAGATCGATTCTGCGGTATTTGAGATTGTCAGCAATCTGGCGGCTCATCCGGCATTTGAAAAGGCAATGGCGATGGCTGCAGGCGGTGATGAATCAGTAGATGCTTATGAGAAGCGGATGAAGGAAATCCGCAAGGATCTGTATCATCAGGAACATGAGAAGAACCGCGTCGGAGCGGAGCTTGATAATCTGGATGTTCTGTCTGATGACTACGATACGGAATATGAACGGATCCAGGCAGAGATGGATGATATCTATGACAGGATAGAATCCCTGGAGCTTTCTCTTAAGAAGATAAAGAAGAAGTGCAACGAAGCCAGGCAGGGTGTCAGCTCTATTGAAGGGATAAAGAAGATCCTGAAGAATTTCGGGAGGTTCTATGAAAAACTGACTTCTGAGGAACAAAGGGAGCTGTACCGTCAGTTCATCGAACGGATAGAGGTTTATCCGGAAGAGCAGGAAGACGGAAGGGTACTGAAGAGCATTCATTTCAGATTTCCTGTACGGTACGGTGAAACGGATACAATTGAGACCTGGATGGGAGCCGAGGGTGAGCCTGATGATGAGATTTCCTTTGTGTTGGATTGCAGCGAGGTACAGGTGACGGCAGCGGAAGCGAAAGCGACCTATGCCGAAATCAGGGCATATGTACTGGAGCATACGGGAATGAAGGTTTCATCATTATATATCGCTCAGATAAAACGGAAATACGGCATTGATGTCGGGATTGCTTACAACAAGCCGGAACAGAACAAGAATCACGTGCCGGTATGCCCGGTTGAAAAGGAACTGGCTATCATGGATGCGCTGAAGGCATTCAGGATGCTGACAGAAGACACAGAGTATATGGAGGCGGCAGTATGAAGAAGAAAAAGCTGAAGTGTTATATCTACATAAGGGTATCCACCTCAATGCAGGTGGAGGGCTACAGCCTTGAAGCCCAGAGGGAGAGGCTGACGAAGTTCGCGGATTTCCAAGACATTGAGATAGTCAGGGAATACTGCGATGCAGGAAAGTCCGGTAAGAATATCACTGGCAGACCAGAGTTTTCCCAGATGCTGAATGATGTGGCTGAGGATCGTGACGGTGTGGATTTCATCCTGGTATTCAAACTTTCAAGATTCGGAAGAAATGCGGCGGATGTCCTCAATTCCCTTCAGTATATACAGGATTTCGGTGTAAACCTGATCTGTGTGGAGGACGGGATTGATTCTTCCAAAGATTCCGGTAAGCTGACTATTACGGTTCTATCCGCTGTTGCCGAAATAGAAAGAGAAAACATTCTGGTACAGACGATGGAAGGACGCCGCCAGAAAGCCAGAGAGGGGAAGTGGAACGGCGGGCAGGCTCCATTCGGGTACACGCTGGATTCCAAGAACAGCACGCTGATCGTCAATCCGGAAGAGGCGGAGATCGTAAAGATCATCTTTACAAAGTTTGCTCATGAAGGGCTAGGAGCTGACCGGATCTGTGATTATCTGAATCAGCACGGATATACGAAAAAGAAAGTAAAGAAAAAGGAACTGAATTATTTCGCCAGAAGCTTTATAATGAAGATCCTTGATAATCCCGTTTATACCGGTAAGATCGTTTACGGAAGGCATAAGACCGAAAAGGTCAAAGGCAGCAGGGATGAATATAAGCGAGTCATGGCTGATGATTATATGGTTGTTGACGGGATGCATGAGGCAATCATAGACCGGGATTTATGGGAAGCGACAAGGCTCAGGCGAAAAGATACCGGCGTCAAATGGAATAAGACGCACAGCATGGATCATGAGCACATTCTGACTGGTATCATCAAATGTCCGATCTGCGGCCGGAGTCTTGTGGGAACCGTCAGAAGGCGTAAGAACAAGAAGTCCGGCGAGTACAAGGATGACTGGTATTATAAGTGCCTGCACCGTACAAAGATAGACGAAACGCATTTCTGTGATTTTCGATTGGTGCTGAGTCAGGTAGAGCTTAATAGTCAGGTAGAGCAGATCATCCTGGACATGGTGGCGGATCCGCAGTTCAAGGATTACATGGTGATGAAGATGGACGAGAAGGTGGATGTCTCATCACTGGAAGCCGAGAGGGATCAGGTCAGGGAACAGCTTCGTCAGGTCGTGGGAGCGAAGAAGAAGCTGGCGGAGATGCTGGACAGGCTGGATGTAAACGACAAGCACTATGACAGAAAGTATCAGGATATGCACGATAGACTGGATATCCTGTACGACCGGATATCAGAGCTGGAGGACACGATAGCCGAAATCGAAGAGAAGATCAGCGGAGCCTACGGAGAGAAAATTACTGCAGATGAGCTCTATAAAGTTCTCCTGAGTTTTGATAGAATGTACTTTAAGATGACCGATCTCGAAAAGAAGAGGTTCATGAGAGATTTCATTGACGAG